GTAACATTTATTATATAAAATTTCACTCAATCGCCTCCCGGAACAATTTCATACGATTTCGTACATCCTTTGTAATACATCTTGAGGTGTATGTCCATCAAAAGGATATTTTGCTTTTTCTGTTACAGTAACATGAAATAAATTCCAATCTTTCAATTTGTAATGATTCGATATTTGTCCAGTAGGCAAAATTGCAACAACAATAAAATGTTCACCGTCAAAACAAGGTTCACCATCATTGTGTTTTTTCGATTTGTGAACATCGTATTTTCCTTGTCTCGCCCATTCATTGAGCAATAAGGCGTTATAGACTTTTCTGTACTCATATAATTCTCCAAACGTATGCCACCCGTCTGAAACTCCTTTTTTGCTTTTTAATTTTTTTATCTCTAAGTTAATTTGTTCAGTATTCATCTTATTCCCTCCTTAAACCACTCAATGCCGTCAAACTTGTATTTTGTGTATAGCTCTGAATGTCCGGCTTTTATAAGAGCAATATTCCAACAGATCAACTGGCCGTTGTCTGCCTCTAACCAAACATAAGCTAACAGCCGTCCGAAAAAGTCCCGCTTGTCTGCGTCATATGTCAGTATGATTTGCTTGCCGGTGAGTTGTTTCGTAAAGTCTGAGGCTTCAAGGGCTCCCGGCTGCACTTCAACCCCCGGCTTCACGCTTTCTGCTGTGTCTACTCCGAGCAGGCGCACATATTCTTTTTGCCCGTTGAGCATGACGACTAATGTATCACCGTCTACTGTTCGCAGAACTTCGCAGACGTTAAAAGAAAAGGCGGTTACCGTTAATAGCAGCACCGCCAGTGTGATTATTCTATTCATTTTTTTGCTCCTTATATCAAATATATTGACGGGTCAGCCGTCTTACTATGCGTGTAGAGGCAATACCTAAGCGCATCCATTAAATGATCTCTAAACTTGACGGGCTCGTCTAACACGTTGCCGTTTCTGTCCTCTTTCCATTTGTATGTCTGCATTTCAGCTATCACGTTATCGCAGTCAGGATGTATGTATATCTTTTGCCGTTTCACATAGTCGATGCCATCTTTAACGCTCTTGTCTGCCGGGTGTATGTTGAACCCCGCTCGTGTTATTTCTTCTATTCTCTGAGGCTCTGCTGCGTCTGCATATACCGGGGCGTTCTTATTTGCTATCAAAGATTTCAGTTTTTCTATCAAGTCTGCATTTGTCAATTTGCTTTCGTATAACTCACTGAGGATGTATGCGTTCTCATCACGTATGCCGATTTCAACAAGTGCCGACGGATTGTTATAACCGAAGTCGAGCCCATAAATGATTTCGTCAAACTGCTCCGGCATATTCTCTGTGACTTTGTAATTGTGATAGATGAGATTGCCGGGCGTTCCCCAGTTGCCAAGGCCGTATATCTGATAATACGTGTAGTCCGTTTCTTTCAGCTCTTCAATGACTTTCTTGTATTCCTCGTCAATGAACCGGTTGTCTTTGTACGTCGTCTTAATAATCGTTGTGTTTTCCGGCTCTCTGTCAAAGAAATACCGTTTGAGCCATGACTGCGAACTCACCGGGTTGAATGACAATGTGATTTGTTTGTTTATTTTGCTTTTGCCCCTCAACCTCAAATCAAGCTGCTGAAAATCCTCCTGCGTAATCTCCGAGGCTTCTTCTATCCAGATGTTTGTGATGTTTGCGATTGATTTCAGCTTTTCAACATCATCAAGGCCGGAAGAAATAAGCACGGAACCGGTAGAAGCAACAATGTTCATGTCTGATTTGTTTATTCTAAATTCTTTGTTTGCTCCCCAGTCCGAAATGATTGTTTGCAACAACCGAAAGACTGAATGCCTGATGGTGCGCCCAACTTTACGAACTATCAAATAATTATAGTTCCTGCTTGACAACATATTGAGTAATAACTCTTGAGCGATGAAATAACTTTTCCCGGAACCGGCTCCGCCATAAAGCACACGGTATCTCGATTCGTTTCTGTATATTTTTTTAAATGCCGGGTTCAGTTCAACATCAACGTTAATCTGCCCATTTGACATTGATATTCAACCCGCCGTTATGATTCAAGTCATGTTCTTGTTTGTCCGGCCACTTCTCCGGCCGCCTGTTCTTTGTAATGTATATCTGAGCCGTAACGTTTGGCCTGATGAACTTCTTTGACTTTTCTATCTTTTTAGTTTTTTCTCCATTCTTGCCCTCTTGAATGTATGTCTTTGTTTCCTCAGTCCAATATCCGGTTGCTTCTTTGAAGAGAGCATTTTCCACTTTGTCGATAGAAAGTTCCCGTCCTTTTTTAACTGCGTCGGAAAAGGCGGGGTGCTTTTTTATCCATTGGTAAAATGTGTCATGATGAATCCCTAAATTGTTTGCTATTTCTCTATCGTTCAAACCTTCATCTCGTGCCATCAGGTAGACTTGTCTATCCGTTTCCTCGCCTTTGTATTTTGTCTTTGCCATCTCTCATCACCTCCTAAAAACTTTTGTAAGGTATAAACAATCTGTCTTTTTGTAATTCCATCAAGGTGATAGGCAACTTTGTTCTCAAGAACGCCATGTATGTTCTTTTAAATATTTTGTTATCAATCAATATCAGCCTTGGATCTACATTAGTAGCAGCTTCAAAAAGTTCTCTATATAACAACATTTGCCCGATAGCCTGCATCTGATTAAATGGGGCTGTTGCTGGATGTTTTATATTTCCTTTCTTTACCTCAAATATAGTTGCGCTTCCATCAACGTGCCTCACAACTATATCCATTATCGCTTGCATTCCGTCAGCTTGTATTCTTATCTGTCTTTGCGCCAACTTTATTTCGGGCAACTCTAAAACATCAATTATTTGTTCTATATTCTCAAAAACATTTTCTTCAAATTCTTTCTCTTTTCCCATAAATTCAAAACGCATTGGTTTTGAAAGTTCTTCTATTAGTTGTTTCCCTAAAACTTTTGCCATTTATCTCACCTCATCACCTCTTAATAAATTGTTATTTGATACTTTTCGTTTTTAATCATGTCCACAAATTTGTAAAATTTATCCTCAACACAGCTGCTCAACTCTATGTAACTCTTATTCTCTTCCGGGAATGTATGTAAAGCAAAATGACTTTCCGCTAACAACCACAAAGCTGAATATCCATACGGCTTAAAGTGATGCTCTTTTTTAGCCAACACTTCAAACCCGGCTTTTTCAAGCAACAAGCCATAATCAATTCGTTCGCAATGGCCGAAATCACTCCATTGTTTGAAATTCCATATCATCGCTTTCAACTTGCATCACCTCTATTTCCGGGAATATATCTCTTATTTTTTTTGTATCCCCCTTATAGAACACTAATATGTTCTGATGAACTTTAGGTATCTTCCTGCCTTTCATATACCTCGTCGCAAGCATCCCGGCCGTGCCTATCCGATCATATAAAATCATATTGTTGTAAAGCCCGATTCCGTTTTTTCCCATGATGCGCACAACATCACTCACCAAGTCATAATACAAACCGCTTTTTTTGTTTCTAACATCGCCAATGACGATAACTGCAAATCTATTTTGTTTTAAACAGTTGACTGACTCAGACAACGCTTTTTCGATAATTGTCAAGTAACTCTCATAATCCTTCTGATTAGATGCGTCATTTTCTAAATCAGAATATACTTCCAAATCAAAGTACGGGGGACAAGAGAAAAGCAAATCAACGCTGTCTTTTTCGATGTGTTTAGATATGTTCCGGCCGTCATCGTTATAGTATTCAACGTCAAAATTTTTAGTGCGTTCGTTATTGAGCTTACACTGTTCTTCCCTAAGCTCTATGCCCCTAAAAACATTGCCTTTAAATCCGCTGACATAACCGAAAACCGTATCACCGGCAAAGCAATCAACAATAACGTTACCTTCTTTTTTAGGTGTAAACCACAAATTTATAACTTCTGCGAGAACCGGGTCGAAAATGCTCACACCGTCGCTTATTGATTCATAGAAACCGCTCGAAAGCGTCCCAGCTCTTGTTTCCCCGGCATCTCCTATGATTTTTTTCCACTCTTTTTTCCTGTCAACCCAATACCCCTGAGAAGTGTTTAACACAGAAAACGGCGGAACCAAAAAAACCTCTTTCAAGTCTTTCATCTCAACGCCATCAATATAGGATGTTTTGTCAAATTTTTTTTCATCCCCTAACTCATCACCCTCAAACCCCGTCAATGACGTGTCAAAGTCCATCTCTTCAAGCTCGTTCATCAACTCGTCAAGCTGTTCAAAATCCCACTCGGCAATCTCTGACAACTTATTGTCTGCAATCGCATAGCCTATCGCCTGCGCTTCATTCTGAAAGTCATATATCAACACCGGGACAGTGTCTTTGCTGAGCTTTTGGGCTGCTTTTAGTCGTGTATGTCCGGCTCTTATTGTGCCGTGTTGGTCTATAATAATCGGGTTCACAAATCCATATTCCTCAATCATGCCCGTGAGCTTGTCTGCTGCGGTATCATTCTTTCTGGGGTTCTTCTCCCATACTTTTAACTTTTCTATCGGGTATTCTTTTATAAATTCCATTCTTCATCCCTCACATTATCATTTTTGTTTTTTCAAGCCATCCTTGTTCTTCACAATATACTTGCCACCGGTTGTTTCTTTCTATAATCCTGTTCGCCTGTTCCAACGTCACGAATGCGCTTTTACACATAATGCACCCGTCAAAATAAGCGTTATCTTTTGCTTTGACTCTGTAACTGCTATCGCTGTATTCGGTAACA